ACGTATCTTATGGTAGGTCAATCCTGATTGTTGTTCCCACTACCTCTCTTGTAGAACAGATGTATAAGGACTTTATAGATTATGGTTGGGATGTCGAGGAGTATTGTCATAGGATCTATGCAGGTAAAGACCTGTTGAGTCAGAAGAATGTTATTATATCAACTTGGCAGTCAATTTACAAGCTACCTAAGAAATGGTTTGAAAGATTTTCTGTAATAATTGGAGACGAGGCACATCAGTTTAAGTCTAAATCATTAGTAAGTATAATGACAAAACTGTATGACACGAAGTATAGGTACGGATTTACGGGTACGCTCGATGGTACTCAAACTCATAAGTGGGTTCTTGAAGGTCTATTCGGACCCTCTTATAAAATCGTGGACACTAAGCAATTGCAGGAGAAGGGTTTCCTAGCAAAACTCAATATCAAAGTTCTTCTTCTCAAACATGGTGCACAAAAATTTGAGACCTATGAGGATGAGATTCAGTATCTAATAGGGCATGAGAAGAGAAATAAGTTTATAAGAAACCTAGCACTAGACTTGAAAGGTAATACTTTGATCTTGTTTAGTCGGGTAGCAGCACATGGAC